ACCAAAGAAATAAGACTTAACCAATACTTTAACGGCATCTGCCCATCCTTCAATAGAATCTGCAACTAACCATCTTCTTCCTCTTTCCTTATTTGGTTTTCTGATTTCAGGTAATACTTCAACGTGATGTTTTTGTACTGAATAACCCACACCTGTTCCACCTAATAAAAGGAACATGATTTCTGAGAATACTCTCCAATCATCAACCGGTGCAAATGCACAGTTGTAAATTCTGTTGGGTGATATCTCAATTGGTTTTCCTGCAAATTGCATTGATCTCATTGATGGGAGAACTTGTTTCTTGTAAACATACATGTAGTTCTCACGGATTTCTTTTTCTAATTGGGGATACGTTTTAATATGCATCTCCATGTTTCTTGTTACGAGCTCTTGCCAAGTCTCTCTTCTTTTCAATTCTGGGATATACTTTGCGTACTTCATGTAAACTGTAATATCCGATAGAATTCGATTTGAAATGTCCATGTTTTTTTTGGTTTTTTTAAAAATGAATTTATTAAAAAATAGGGGATTTTAAATGATAAATATTACCTACAATACCATTCACCCTAATTTCTAATAAAAAATTCGTTGTTTTTTTTAAGTTTTTTTTCAAAGTAAGAGATATTTAAATCGTCTTACCTTGTTCTCTTTGTTTTCTTTTTTCAAGGAGTTCTTTAACTCTATCACTCTTCTTTTGTTCTTGTTGTCCTTCAAATCCTAAGAACGTTACTGAAGACTCAGTATCAATCTCTAAGAGTTCATTATTGAACTTACAGTTTTCAAATACTACACCGTCTTTACCAATTCTTGATTTAGTGATTGCAATTGTGGCTAAGTTTAACTCTTTTTGTTGTAGAGTTTTTGCGACAGAAATAATTACGTGTCCAACTTGTGCTTTCTTAATAGATCCACCCATTTGGTCTGTAGTTACAACCTCAGATGAGATTGAAGATCTATTACCTTGTGTTGCAGTCCAACCAACAAGTCCAAGTTCATGACACATGGCTTCAAAATGTCTCATCACTGATCCTTCACTTTTCCACTCATCTCCGAATGCTTTTTCAGGCATTACACAATCAATGTAGTCCAAAACAACCAAGTCTAACTTGTTACCATCAGCAATCATTTTTCTTAATTGATTTTTGATTTGTAACATTGTTAATGAATCGGAAGGTAATTTTTTTAGAACTAACTTATTCTTCATTGAGTTTTGAATCTCGTGAATTTTTTCGAACACTGTTTCTTTGTGTAAAACCAAATTATCTGGTTCAATACCCGTCCACATTGTAAAATGTTTTCTTTGAATGATTTTTGGATTGTCTTCAAAAAATATTTGAATGACATTGAATCCCAAGTTAAAGGCTGTGTTTGCTATCTTACTTAAGATGGTTGTTTTACCGACACCTGTTGGTGCCAATATAACCCCAATTTCTCCTTTAGCTAACCCACCCTTGAGTAGATTATCAATTCCTTTTATACCAATAGGTATTGGAGATCTAAAGTCGTCGTCTAAAACTAATTCCAAGTTGGCGAATACATCACCCGTCCCAAGGTCTCTTTCTCCTACTTGAATTGCTTCTCTAACAAGTTCTTCAACTTTGTCATAAGACTCGAAATCACCCTCATCGATAATCTTTTGTGCCTTTTGCATCGCCCTTTGGAGTTCCTGTTGTTTACAAAACTTTAAGGCTTTTTCTTGAACAAAAACACAACCATCAAATGGTGCGTCTTTAATTTGTTTAATAGTATCTAAAACAATTTTAACCGCCATTTCAGAAGTAATTTCTGACTTTGTTATTTGTTCAAGCGTATCAAACGTTGGTGTAGCTTGGTATTTTTGATAATACTCTTTAATCATTTGAACAATGATCTTAAAGTACTTATTATCAAAATATGAGAGTTCCAAAACATCCATGATGGTAGTCGAAAACTCTTTATCTACAATAATTTGGTTTAACAATTGAACCTGGAATGTATTTCCTAAATAGTCAAAATTTTTCTGCATAATCTCTCTGTACTCCCTTGAATTTATAAATAGTTGTTAGACCAACTCGATTCCACAATATTCGTGATTTAAATCGTGTTTTGAAAAAATGTCAGTTAAATTTGAAAGTACATCTTTCAAATATGGTCTTACGTCCACTGTATAACGAACTTTTGGTGGATATAATTTTCCGTCAAAAATTCTATGACAAATTGTCTCATCACCGATCTTCACATAAATGTGAAAGTTTTCGTCTCCGTCAGTAAATGACGTGTTCATAATATTCGGATCATGCGCGATTGCTTCTTTGTTGTCCAACATATAGACAACCGTTTTCATCCTTAAATAATTGTGGAGTACTTCTTTAACATCATACATGTACTCATACAAATCTACCGATAACCTCGCCTTAGGATTATATCCTCTGACATTAAAAAATCTTTGAACAACAATGTTTTCATTGAGTGTTAACAAAAATTCCATCTTTACTTGATCTTGATCTCTCATTTAATTTAGTTTTTAATTTTTCTTTTTTCTTTTCTCGTAAGTTTCATAAACGGTTTTAAAAAATTTACCCAAGCCTCATCATTCTTAGGTAGGTATTTGAATAACCCATCTTCCATCATGTACTTCATTAGGTTTTTATAACCTCTGTCTGTGGGATCTAAAGTTTCACTGTAGATAGATTCAACCAACTCTTTTCCATCATCTGTTATAAGTGGATTATTGAGGTTTACTATCATTTGGTTTATTTGGTAGTATTGTTCTCCAAGTATACCGCTTTTTGTTTTACCAGTCAAAATATTTGTTAATACTTTTATAGGTTTTTCTTGCGGGATATTTCGTGCAATATCCATTATTTCTTCGATAGTGCATGATTTAGTCAGCACTAAAGGAAAAAACTTTGCAAATGTTTTTTCTCCAAGTGATTGTATTCCATCAATATTGTCTGATTTATCTCCCATGAATACTTTACAGACAAGTACATTTTGGTGTGGGACTTCAATGTCTTTGAACTTAATCCTATCCCCGAATCTATACGTAGTTTTATGTATAGGTGAGTATATTGACACATTTGGGGAAATTAGTTGTGTCAGATCTTTGTCTGCCGAAAATATGATTATGGTTTCATCATTTGCAAGTTGACAATAATAAGCAATTAAGTCATCCGCTTCGTTATTATCTATCTCAACTTGCCTAACAAAAACTTCTTCAAGATACTGCTTAACTCTGATTTTTTGATTTACGTAAGACTCGTATTTGAATTCATTCATATTCAATCTACGATTTGCCTTATATTGGGGATATATTGTTTTTCTGGTAGAAGAGTTTGAATCTCCATCCCAAAATACAACCACCTTATCCAAGTCATACTCCTCCAAAAATCGACGTAATGTGTTTATGAAGTGATATACTCCACCAACATGAGAACCGTCATTATAGAGGTCCTTAACCCCGTGAAAACCAATCTTAAATAGATTGTCTCCATCTACCAATAAAGTCTTAGACACATTGATTATTTAAATGTTAAAAATACGTTACTCACTAATATCATCTGTTGTTTCTTCTAAAGTAATTTCACCAGTTCCTGATAAAATACCATTCCAATATTGGGAGTATTCTTTCTTGTAAGATTCCAAAGCTTCTTTAGTGTCTTCGATATATCCTTGTGGTACCGCGATTAACTTACCATCGTTATACCCTAAACCATTTACATGGTTCTTTAAGATTGAAATTTTAGTTCTGATTGCATATCTCACAGTTCTTCCTCCTTTGGTTGCCGTGATGTGGTTAATACCAGCACTTGCTTGGTTACCGAAAAGGAATACTAATGAAGACGCTAACCATAAAGCTTCACCACCTTTTGCCTTAATTGTTGGTTGTCCAAACGGATTGTCAGGAAGAGCAACCCAAGGTTGATTAACAACCACTAAAGTATTGTAATATGCGTAGTCTTCTTTCTTTGATTTAGAAATTCTTGAGTGAACTCCCATACCAATCTTATCAGCAAGTGTTGCTGCGTTATGTTGTTTACCACCCTTACCATCAAAGGTCATCTTACAAGGAATTGAACCTACTGAGTCCCAAAGGAATAAGATTGATTGTTGAATTTCTCCTTTCTCTTGAGCATTTAATACTTCGTTGATAAAGTCAGTAACTTGTTCGATATAATCGAACCCATCGTTAAAGATGAAGTCACCATCCCACTCACCATCAGAATTCTTTTTAGCTTCCAAACCTAATTCAACAGCATGTTCCCAACTCCATTTCTTTTCAGTAATGATAAAGACAGGTAAGTGTCCTTTCTTTTGAGCATCAGCCGCAGCCAATATCATAGCAGTTGTCTTAGAACTATTA